CATTTGTTGGTCAATCTTCTCCTTCATAAAAAAGTGTTCTTTGGTTTCAAATGGTGGCACCGCTTCGGGGTGATGTTCTTGTAGCCATTCGATAAATTGTTCCAATGCCGTTTTCATTTGTATCCTAAATCTTTTTTCACTTGTTCTTGTTTCGCCTGGCGTTCTTGGTATTTTTTACCACGCAATTCGGGGTTTTCTTCTTGTACCTTTCTTCGGGTGCGGGTAATGGTTTCGCTTGATGGGAACATTCCTTTTGCCATCATTTGAAAAAACTTCTCCGCCGATAATTGGGGGTAGTTCATTTGGTCAACTTGCGTTTTCCAAATCCATGCAACCAACATTTCATCGGAATCTCTCAAATCGGTGTACCGCGTCAACAACGCTTTCACCATGTCATTTGTTATTTTCATTTGTTCTTTGTTTTAAGATGAGGGCCATTTTTGTGGCTTTGTCCAGTGTTTCAATCGCCATGGGTGATGACATTAAATGGTCAACGATGCTCGATACATGGCGGTGTTTATTTTCGTTTTCAATGTTGCGTTTGATGTGGGCGTTCTTGCGTTGCTCATAATCATACAACCATTGGCGCATCGTGTGGTATTCCACCAAATCCGCTTCGTACATTTTGTGTTTAGTTACGAAGTCATAACCGATTTTGAGCAACATCAACGACAATCGCGAATCGGGATCTTGTTCCCAGTATGCTTTTATGAAATCGTTTTTTAAGTGCTTCAATGTGGTGATGCCTTGTTGGTACAATTCTTCCTCGGTGTAAACCACTTCTGCGGGTTGTTTCTCGAATGGGTTGTACCTGGGGACTTTTACATCCTTGATGAATCGGTTGAGAATGTTGGTCAAAAATACGGCGTTGATTTTCTTCACGCGGTGAATGTCCGCCATCGCCCCAATCAAATACGCATCAAACGCCTTTTCAAATAAAAGGTAATGATAACGGGCGTAATTCTTTTTTAGCAAATCCACAATATCCTTCATGGATTCGTTTGGTTCGATGTCCGCCACGCGCATCAGCTTGTCGATGGCCAATGCAATGTCAATTTCTTTGAGGTCGTAAACCCATTGTTTATTTGTCATGGTGTAAATATATTATCTAAATTTATCCATCCAATTACCCGTTTTTTCCACATTCTGTGGATTAAGCGAATCCAAATACCTTTCCTTGCTTAAATATGTCGCAAGGTGCGGAATAAATCGCGTTTCGGTTTTTTCGCGCTTCACGAATTCGGCGAACCGCGGGATATGTTCTTTGACGATGTTTTGTGTCGTAATGGGTAATCGTTTGAATCGGTCTTTGGCTAATTTTTTATTATCATGTCTTGGATAAATCTTCCACAATTCTTCAAATAAAAAATCGCAAGTTTTATTATTTGTATCTTTATTGTTTTGTAAGTTATTACTTTGTTCAGTTATTACTTTATTAATACCCCCATTTTCGGACACACCGAAATTCGGTAAGTCCGAAGACGGGATTTCCGAATGGCCGTACTGTACGGGTTCTTCAACAACTATGTGATTCCAACCACGCACCAGGTTTGTATTGGTGTCGATTACGCGCATTGATATGACATAACCTTTATCAACCAAACCTCTCCACGCAGTATTAAATCTACCTCGACCGATATTCATATCTTGCCATATCAATGTTTTGTAAACAACCCAATCTTCGGGCAATGATAAAAGGTGTACCAAAATGCTTTTTTCCTCACAAGTTAGTATCTTGCTTTGTAAAATTTCGTTACTCACGGGAGTGAATCTGCTCTTGCCCGTTTTCTTGCTTCTAATTATTTGACCAGTGTTTTCCATAAAAAAACCCCATCAAGATGGTGCAGTAGGAGTGCGACCAACCCAATGGGGTAAATATCTTTGTAACTTTGGAATCTCCTACATTCCGTTAATTCAACGAATATACAAATAATAACTATATTTGCAAAGTCCTTTTGTTATTTGTCATATTAATTGGATGGGGGGGCTTCATCGCCCCCTTTTATTTTGTACAATCCAATCATCACAATGAATAAAAAGGACAATCCCAATCCACCCGCAATGATTTGTGCGGTAATCGGGTAATGAACAATGCACCAACCATAAGTTAATCCCGATACAATGGTGGTCAAAACAATGATGAAATTTCTCATTTTACCGCTTTGATTAAGATTGAATCTTCGTTGATATGGTATTGTGCGGGTTCGTACACTTCACCCGTTTGCTCGTTGAGGAACAAACCTTTGTCCATTTGCTTGTATGCCGTTTGATGGAGTTTCTCGCGCTCCTTTAATGCGTTCTTCAATTCCACCACCTGGGGAATATGGTCGTATGTGTAACGCCCTCCACCCGCTTTGCGTGTAATCTCATAACCGCAATACACTTGCCCGTTCCATTTGGATGCTTCGGTCAATGCCATTGGCTTGATTTGATCTTGAAAGTTCTTGATGGTATCCGCCAACTCTTTCAATTCAATGTGGAATTGTAGGGGGCAATAATTACCGCCCCCAACTTCCAACATCGTGTCCGACAATGTTTCAATCATGTGTTTCATTAGAATGGTAAATCATTTTCCATTGATTTGATGGCTTCGTTTGCAAAGTTTTGGGCAATGCCACCTTTATCCGCCTTGAATAAATTAACGGGTTTGAACTGGCTCAAAGTATCTTCCCCATTGATGACATAATTTTCAAAGATTTGTGCGTATGCCAATATCTCTTGTAACTTGATGTCCCCATTGATTGCCAAATCACCCGCAACCTTTAACACCGACATCCTTGTGATGCGTTTGTCCGTTTCGGGATCCTTTGCCCTGGGGGTGAATCCAATAGCTTGTTGTGTTGGTGCGGGTGAAATCTTGTAATAAATCTTGTCGTTCCACGGGCGTTCCGTTAGTACATAATCCGTTTCAACTCCGACCTTGAATTTTTGTTGGTCTTGTGATTTGGATGCGTACTCCCCCGAATCTCCGTTGGCGAATGACACTTCAAATTTGTACAATGTGCCGTGCTGGCCATTGAATGTTCCGTTGGCGGTTACATTGGTTACCGCGCTTCTTTTTGTTTGTTCCATGATATTTGATTTGTTAATTTATAGTTTAACTTTTGTAGAATCTCGAATTGCTTTTCCATGCTCAACCCGTTACGCTTGAATTGAAATTTCCATGTCGTAACTGTGTAATAATTGGTTTGCAATAACTCTGCCAATTCCTTGTTTGATTTGCTAAATACTTCGTTTAATGCTTCGTATGTGGTCATAAAATTAAAATGGTAGTTTTTGTTTGAGTGCCACCGCAAACCCGATGTTGTACATCCAGGTCGGATCGGCCATCTCCAAAATCAATGCCCCGCTATCATCATTACCAACGGGTGATTTGAAATAACGCTTCTCAACAATCTTGATGCAATCAGCCAAAAATTCTCTTGTTTCAATGTATTGAACGGCTTGTTCCATCTCATCAAGATACAAGAAATTCAATTTGAATATGAATTTCATTTGTCCCCCCTCCCTTTGTACATTTTGCGTTGATACAACATTTGAGTAAACTCATCAAACTCGGGGATGATTTTGTCGCGCTCAAACTCATAAGGTTTTGCTTCCTTGGTTTGTTCGTAACGCTTTGAATTTTGCTTGATGCAATGCCAACCATACATCACCGCAATGGTGATGGGTGTGCCGATGATTAGGTAGATAATATCCATAGTGTTATTTGTCTTATGCGAATATACGATTTGTTATTTGTAATACAAAATTTGACTTTTTGCAATTTCAGTTCCGATGGCACAACCAGCATTGAATAATGCCATCCCGTCTTTGCAATCAATAATTAACAATTTGTCGTTGTTAATTTTTACAATAGTACCTTGATATGTGCTATTACATACCTTGTAAGTTACAATTTGTCCGATGGTTAATCTGTTGTTTTTCATATTTTTTGTCATATTCATAGGACAAATATACATCCATTACATTTGTAATTCCAAATTTCAAATAAAAAAAGATTAAAAAAAAGTGAGAATTAACCCACTTTCTTTGTGAACGGCCTTAATCCTTTGTAAGTGATTGCAACATGGCAATCAATCGGGGGCATGGGTACACATCGGCCTTGTCGGGGCGGACTGAATTATGGGTATAAACACCAGCTTCCCCCTTCAATGCCCGTTTGGTAACGCCCCAAATGTCCTCATTGTATTCCAATGGGATGTCGTATTTCTTATTCCATAGCAACAAAAGTTCTTTTACGGATTCGATTTGCTCATCGGTGTATGAATGCCACAACTTGAATCCTTTGAATGGTTTGTCCAACTCCGTTACTTGTTCTTTTGGAATCTCCCCACCCACATAGTTGTAAAACTTTGTGCCTTTTTTGGTGATTGGCCCCCAGTTGCAAACCTCGATGGCGATGGATGAACGATCCAATGGCAAGTATGCACACCCTTGGCCCATGAAATGTTTTGTTCCCAACCCCAAATGGTATGCCCAAAACTCACTTCCAAATCCTTGAACGATTGTTCCATCGGTTGAAATGGCTACGCAGGTTGCAACCTTATTGGCTACCTTTTCCCAATACGCAAAGGTTTGTTCCCCGCTACCATTCCCCGCCGTGTGATGTAAATACACCTGGGTTTTCTTGACCGCCTCGCGGTTGTATGCCCTAAATGGTACTTGTTTAATTTTCATTTTGCTTTGAGAATTTATCGATTGATGTGAAACCCAACGAACCAATCACAATCCATTTCACGGCTTCCACCAGGTCGGTTGATGGTGCAATGTCTTGTGGGCTGAATGAATTGTGTGCCATCGTTCCAAATAGCACAAACGCCCCAATGATTCCCACGAAACGCTTGGAACTAAATTCACCCTTATCCCCTTTGAATACTTCGATTAGTTTTTTCATTTGCCTTGTCCTTGATAGGGTTTGGTTGACTTGTGTTTGTTTAATGATTTGGTATGCCTTCCCAATTTGCGTTTGGGTTCTGCACGAAATGTTGATGAGTTTACTTTGGCTGCCATATGTATAAACGGAAATAGTTAAAATCTTCCTTGCCACCCTCTTGCACATAGTTCAACCACGCTTCATAAATTCGCCCTTTATACTGTACTTCTTCCACCGCCGTATCAATGCCCGCACCCACCATTTTGACTGCATACACTTCAATCTTTTCTTCCATCTTGACCAACCTGGTTTCGGCAAGGACAATCGCTTGTTTCAATTCCTTTTTCTCATTGACCTTTGATTCAACCATCTTTTCATTCATCGTTTGAGCCATTTTGGTGACTTCTCCCGCACTTTCTATGTTTTTTGATACCTTGGATAGCAACGCATCAATTTCATCGATTGTAGGGCTTTGTTTTGCGTTTACGCTTGTGAACACATATCCCGTAAAAAAAACCGCCGTGAATATGATTAAAAGATTTTTCATAACTTTTTCATTGTTTGCATGATACGAATTTCGGTCATAGCACTTGCCAAGCACGAATCTGACCTTTTAAGGGCATACGACAAGCGGTCAATCTTGACATCCAGCTCATCTATTTTGGCGTTTGCCTTTTCGATTTGTTCTTTGTACCCAGAACGAAGATCAATATACAAATAACCAACAGCCAACAACATACAAAAAGCCACGGCAGCAACTGGGTTTTTACGAAATTGGTCAAAATTGACGGGCAAAGCATTTTTTGGGGTGGCCATTATATTACGGGTTCGGGGATTACACAATACGGACTATCGGGGAACTTTGCACAATACCCTTGCAAATACAAATTGTCATCACCCGAAAAGGTATGAATACCCATCGGTTCGGGCCACACCTCAAACGGGGTAAACTCTGCGGGTGGTTCTGCATAGAATAGAATGTCTACTGCCCATTTGTCGCTTAAAACTGCGGGGGTGATTACCTCCATATTTTCAACAACTGCGGGGGTAATTGGTAAAAATCCCAACTCAACAACCGCACAATCTTTCCAACTTGTAACGGGTTCGCCCTCGGGATTGGTCGTTGTGGTTTCTATTAATTTGCGAAGGGTTGCCCATTCGGTGGGAAACATCTCATATTTATTGAAAATCTTTGTCATTGCTTAAATTGTTGTGAGTGAGGCGAGGTCTGAATTTGAAAGGCGAGTGGGGAATAGGATGACTTGGTTATATGAAAAATACCCGTTTTCGGTGCCATTGTTTGAATCTATATTCAAATCGCTCAATGATGAAAATGCGGTAAATGTTGCAGAACTTGTACCTATTTGTGAGCCGTTTACATAAAACGCAATACTCCCGCTTTTATACGCAAATGCTAACTTTGTTCTTCCCGTAAAAGCAGAAACAGTTATAGTGTCATAAATTGAACCACTTGCTTTTAATAAATAGCAACCAACAACATTCGCAGCACTTCTATACAATAAAATTCTATTTGATGAATCTTGTAAAATCTGCAAAATATAATCATTGCCCACACTTAAATGCGTCAAATCAACATCTGCAAACAATGTCCCTTCCGTCTGCCCAATCAACGAACTAATCCCCGTTTTAAAGCAAGCATCCACCACACGGGTAGCGCTTGAACTTGTGGTTGGGATGTAGGATGTTGGGTAGGATGACGCTTCAAGTTGTGCGCCCCAAACATAAAAACTTCGTGCAGTCCATGTAGGGTCTAAACTTTCAAAATTGCCTAAATGTATATTTTGGGCTGATGGGCTAACTTGTGCGCTAAATCTTTGCCATTCTCCCGTCACTGTAAAAATAACTCTGCGTGACGCATCGGGTGGCCCCCAAGTCAAATTGATTGTTTTTGTAGTGCCATCGGTAGTTTTAAGCCAAACGGAATATGTCCCCGTCATTGTAAAACTTCCTTGATAAACAATGTCCCAAGACCCATTGTAATTACTATACTCTAATAGGTCGGCATTTTGTGTGCCATCAGGTGAAATTGCTTGATTTGCCGTAACTACGCATTGCAATGCAAGCCAATTCGTTGCATCTTCACTATATAACCATTCATTCGTACTCTGTTTTTCCAACAACAAAGAAGGACACCCGCCCCCTCCATTTTGGTAGGTAAGGCGTGGAACATTTAAGCGGTCGGTTGTAGGGAAATAGGGTTTGGCAGTTAAGCCGATGTTAAGTTGTGCGCCCCACGCGTAAAATGTCGGTGCTGAATCTGCGCCCGACACAAGTGTATTATTACAAAATTGTGGAATTTCGTAGGTTGTTAAAGCGTTGAATGTCCAAGTTAATCTTTGCCATTCGCTTGTATAAGACAAAACAGAACTTGCCCCGCTTTGTCCGCTTCTAATTCCAACTTTTCCCGTTCCGCTTATTGATTTTATATAAACTGAAAAGGTGCAAGGCAAACCTGCGGTTAAAATTGTTGCTGTATTAACTTGCTCTATGCGGTCAAAGTTGCCATTTGCAATTTCTATTTTGTCTGCCGTTGTAGTTCCGTTTGGTGCGGTCGTTGCATTTGATGTCACAACAACTGAACTTGGGCCATTTGGTATTGACCAAGCCGCATTGCTAAAATCCTCGCTATAATTAATGGCATTCCACGGGCAAACCTCAACCAATCCCGCACTATTTACACGCGTTCCGTTTGATGCGCGGGTGAAGGTTAAATCTCCGCTTCCATCCGTAGGGATTTGAGAATATACAATATCCTCTTTGTATCCCGATGGTATCATTACCAATGACGCTTCTTCTAAAAGTGTACTCATAATTGTGAATCTAAATCATCCAATTTGTAAATCATACAATCAACGCCTTCGTAATAACCACCATCCGCAGTTACTCGGTTGGTGTATGCCAACGCCAATACCGCCGCACCCGCTTGGGTGAATGGTGTTACCCCAATCGCTAATCCTACGAACATTTAGATGTTGTAAAGAACGATTGAACCGCTTGTCAAGGTGATGGATGAAATGTAATTACCATCGGCAACGCAATGGAATGGCCCAGGCAATAAAGTCACGCCCGACAATCCCATGGTGGTCATCAATGAATTACCATCTTTATCCAATACCGCACTAACAACGGCGTTTGAATTGACAAAGAAACCACGGAATCTACCCGTGTTTGCGCTTGTATTGGCCACGGCCTTTGAACCCGTGTAACCAGCGGTGAATGCACTTCCTGAAATACTCATATCTATAAAACGATTTTAATTGTTAATGTTAGGGGTTTGCAGTTACGGGGCCAATACCTTGCGCCCACAATGTGCCATCACAACACTTTTTGGAATATGTGTTTTTGTCTTTGCATAAACACGCCCGTGTTCCTCCGCCTTGTGGGGAACTCCGTGATGGTGTTTTCCACCCGTTCTGGGTGTTGTTCGGGTTGTTGGGGTTGTTCCAATTGCTCATTTCTTGAAAATTAAAAGGATTAAAAATAACAAACCCAATAACAACGCCAATCCAATCCCCACCATTTGGGGAATTTTGAATCGTTCCTCATAATGCACTTGTGGGACACGGATGGTTTTTTGTATGCGTATGGTGTCGGGTTTGACAATGGTCTTGATTCGGATAATATCGTGATTGCGGTAAACTATCGTTTTAACGCCGTCTTTTTCAATTGTGAGGGTATCAATCGTTTTTGTTACGAAAGTGTCCGTAAACGCAAAAGAATCACGAATAATAAGGGTATCGATGGTATGCGTGGATGGTTGAATCAACAATGGGTTCTTTTTGATGGCTTTTTTCAAATGCCACTCCGCCGAACACCCCGTTAAAAGAATCAAAAGTGTTAATAATTTACCACTTTTTGAAAACAAATCACAA